ACGCTATCCCGTGCAGCTATATCTACGCCATCCACTGTGCCGGACACTGCTATGTTGCCCGTTATGCCCAACCCCTTGCTCAACGCAAAGGTATCAGCCGAATGGCTGTAGGTTAGCGAACCTGCGTTTTCGTCATTCTCATCGCCAAAGTTAAGGATGCTTGATTGGCCGCTGTTGGCAATAATGCTTATGGCTGCGCTTTGGCTGGTGGCACTGCTTTGAAATAAGCCTACTGTAGTGGCTGCTATGGTTGGCGTTGTGCCGCCTTTAATAGTTGATAGCCGGGTGCTGCTTACAATTGGGTCTGCTGCTAACCAGTAATCTTCGCCCTCATCCCACAAAAACGCTACATCCGCACTGCTACCCCTGTTGATAACAATGCCGGCATCTTCGCTAGGCGCCACACCGCTAGCCACATCACTATTTAGAATGATTTGGTTGTCGCCAACTACAAGCTGCGTGCTGTTAACGCTGGTGGTTGTGCCCGTTACGGTAAGGTTGGGGATGGTAATGCCGCTAGTCGTGGCTGTAAGCGCCGTGGTGCCATTTAAATTAAGTGTAAGCGTGTGGCTGTCACTAATAGTTAACGTGCTGTCAGCGTTGGTATTGGTAAGCTTAGAGGCCCGTGCCGTGTCAAAGCTGATGCCGTGAAAACGAATATATAGTTTTTGGCCGTTAGCTGGTGTGCCGGTAAACGTTATAGCTGACCCGCCACTAGACAAGTTGTAAGCAATATTTGGCTCTTGGTGCACGTTGTCGATGTAAACATCAAGCGCGTCGGTGCTGGACACGCTGCGCTGCAAAGTGACCACTGTTGTAGAGCCGTTAAACGTGGCTGTCTGGCCTTCTAAAAAGCCATATTTAGGGCTGCGACCAACGTATGCCATCAGTTGTTCTCCACTTGTGCTACGCGGGCGCGTAAGCTTTGTATTTCTTTTACGAGCATTGGTACAAGACCTGCGTAATCGACGGACAACATCTTGTCTGCGTCTGGCGACTCATGAATAACGTCTGGTATAACTTCTTGAAGTTCTTGCGCCACCATTCCGTAGTCTTGGTGCGAGTTATTGGCAATCCAATCGAACTGTCGCACTTGAATAGCATCTACTTTGCTACCCGCGTCGTCAGCGTCTGCAATGTTTTCCTTGAGTCGTTGATCTGACGATGTGGCAAGAGACGTTGCAGTAGTAGTAGCGTTAATTCCGCCAATGTAAGCTCCTGCTGCGTTGTAGTTCGCCAGTGGGAAATAACTTACATTTGTGTAACAGCGAGTCTCTATTGATACAGAACCTGCGTTTGCCCACACCGCGAGTCTGGTTCCTGCGTTTGTTAAAGAGAAGGTATTTACACCCACTCCGCCGTCTGAACGGATACGCATGTGTTCTGTATAATTACCCCCAGACGAATTTGTACTAAATAACAAATTTCCACCCGGATCAGTAGCATGATTAGTCGCTCTATAAGCTTCTACTCCTGCAATAGTAGCACCCGCCCCTGTTGCTGAAGCGTCATTGAAAAACACTGAAGATACTCTTGTATTGGCTGTATCATTTCCATCGCCAATAAGATTAAGCATTGCAGTTTTTGCACTGCCTGTAGCAGAAGCTACTGCTAGTATGCCGTGCCCCGCTCCAAAATTATTTGCATCTGGAGAACTAGTCCCCACACCCACGTTGCCTGTCGCCCCATCAATTCGCATGCGTTCTGTGCTGTTCGTGAGAAAAGTCATAGGAGAGGTATCATTATGAGAAATTCTTGCCTCAGAACCTAAATTTTGCATGAAGAACGTATTTGTTGAGCTATCGTCTATTAGCGCAAGTCCTTGTGTGTCAGATAATTGCTTAATGACTAGCGTACCTAACGCGCTAAAAGAACTGGTATTTACAGCCACGCCGCCGCCTTCACGGATACGCATGCGTTCTGTGTTGTTTGTACCGAACGTCAAAGCGTTGTTGCTTCTATTGAACAAAGAAACATTTGTTCCTGCGTACAACTCCATCGTGTCGCCGTTGGTCGCCTCTATCCATATACGAGCATCTGAGGTATCAGCAACGTGTAAATCAGCAGAAGCATTTGGGTTAATGCCAATACCAACTTTGCCTTGTGCCGTTACAATCATTTTTTGATTGTTAGCTGGCGAAACAACAAAGTCATCGCTGACAAAGCCTATGAAATTGTTAGTTTCTGCTGAGTTCTTAAATTGCAAATATTGATAGCTTGTCGTGCTTTCAAGAAGCGCATTGAGTCCATTCGTAGTCTGTACAGCCAAACTATCCATCGTGGCTGTGCCTGTTACGTCAATTCCAGTGGACGTGGTGGCGAGTTTTTCTGACCCATTATAATAAAGCTCACATGCACCATTTGGCAAAAATTTAGCTATTTGTTCACTAAAATCACTATTTGCTATAGAAATTCCATTTCCACCTATAGGCATATTAAGCCAACCAGTAGTATTTTTTATGTATGAATTACCTCCATCATGGTAAAGCTGAAGGTCAGACCCAGCGCCGAATATGGCTTTGTCGTTGTCGCCAAAGCTAAAGTTGCCAGTAGTGCTGCCACTAGTCATATTCACAGCGCGTGCACTAGTTATTACCGCATTGCCACTTACACTGTAGCCGCCTGTAACATCCACAGTAGCGTCTAAGTTAAAGGTTCCATCTGAGGTTAAGGTAATGTTGCTGCCGCCGCTAACGGCCAATTTGGTGGCTGCAATGGCGGCATTAGCTGCTACGGCCGCATTAGTGATAATGCCAGTAGCCAAGTCATCAGCCACAATTGTGCCATCAACGATTTTAGCGGCTGTTACCGCATCGTTGGCTAGCTTTGTTGTAGTTACAACACCATTGTCGAGTTCTGTTACCAGCTCTGCTGGGTTGTTGCCGATGTATGCCATGCTCGCACGCCCCTAGCTTAAGATATTTCCAAAACTGAAAGCATAACGTCTATTGCTGACGCCTCGCTGGCAGTCACTTTTAACGCATCGCCTGCTTCCAGAACTATTTTTTGCTCACCACCAACCGCTATAATAGATGAGCCGCTTGGGATGGGTGCAGATTTAAGTATGCTTACAGTCGCGCTCACACTCGCATCTGTAAGGGCCAGAGTGCCCTCTACGCCGCTAGTCTTTAGGTTGCAAAGCGTTACCCCTATAACCACCGCTGTGGTGGCTGACGGGCAAGTGTAGACAGTCGCTACTGACGAACCAACACCAGCCGTTATCTTGTTTTTAAAAGTATTCGCCATGCTTTACCCCAATGCTATTGCCATCACGATGGCGTTTGCTTCAGCTTCAGAAACCAATGGCTTTACTGTGCCGTCTTGCTTTTTAAGAAAAATTTCCCCATCTGCCGTGTTAAGCGCAAGCTCACCATCGGCTAAGTCGCTAGCTGATGGTGCTGCCCCAGCAGTGCTGCTGCGCTTGTGCTTGATGGTGTTCGACATTAGAACGTACCTCCGTCCATGACGAAGTTATCAATCACGCTCTTGGTGCCGCTGCTAAAGCCGCCCAAAGTAACGCCACTGGCCATTATCTTAACGTTAGTATCGTCAATCTGTAGCCGCTCTGCGGTAGCATTATCGTCTATGCCCAAGCTGGTGAACGCACCGCTTACAGTAAGTGCGCCACTTATAGTCTGCGCGCCTGTTACCGCTAAGGTGGAACCATCAAACGCTAGGTTTCCGCTATCTTCTAGCTCACCACCCGTACCAGCCAAAACAACCCTGCCAGCCGTTAAGTCTTCAACCTTAGCACTGGCCAAATCAGCCTGTGATCCAATATCAATTTTACTTACCGCAAGGGTATCCGTTCCAGCATTGTAGGTTAGGTCTGCATCATCTTGCAGTTCGCCGGCTGTGCCAGCTAAAACAATGCGCCCACTGGTAAGGTCACTTACCTTGGCGCTAGCAAGCACTGTAGCCGTGCCTATGGTTAGGTTTGTGAAGTTACCGTCTACACCAAAAACATTGGTGAACCGTGAGCCAGAGGCGCCTATAGTGGCCCCATTGTTGGCATCTGGTAGTAGGTTCTCACCAACCGTTACATTGCCAGTGACTACAAGGTTGTCACCAACCGTAACCTCTGACGTACTGTGGCCAATCTGCACTGGAACACCGCTGGTAGCGCCGCCAATAACAATGCCGTTTGAGGTATTGCTGTTGTCGATGTTAAGCGTTGTTGTTGCATCTAGTGATATGTTGGTGCCATCTACAACCAACGTGCCATCAATATCGGTGTTATCTAGGTTGGCTATGCCATCCACAGCAAAGTTGCCGGTGACAGCGCCATTACCACCAACCACAAGGTCGTTTACGCCCTTAATGTCAGCGGCCGAACTGCCAACTAATGGCTCCCAGTAATCGCCAGACTCATTCCATTGCCATAAAGCGTTATTGCTTGTGCCACGCTCTATCTCAATGCCGCCATTCTGTGATGGGGTGCCAGTTTCATCGTTGTTGAGGACAATAATATTATCGCCAACCGCGATAGTATTACTTTCAACCGTTGTGGTTGCGCCCTGCACCGTAAGCGTTCCAGTGACAACCAAGTTGCCATCGAACGTATCGTTTGCATCGCTGCGTAGGAAGGCGCCTTCGCCACCAACTACACGCACGCCACTGCCACTTTCGCCTACAAATAATTTAAGGCTGTTTTCGCTATACGCTAATTCACCAGCGGCCAAGCTTGTTGGAGTAGCCGTGCTGGATGAGCGCTTAATCTGAATAGTATTTGCCATTGTTCGCTACCTCACAATCGTCGCTTTGCTGCTTTTGACTTCAAAGTTAAGTTTTTGGGTTTCTTGCAGGTCTAAAACCTGCTGTTCCGTTAACGATTCACCCACTCTCGGCGTTAACGTGTTCACAAGGTAAACCACCTCGTAAATGTATTCATGCTTAGCGCTGTCTTGGTCGCGCTTGTTAAACTGGTAGTCCTTGAGCAACTGGTTAAGGATTACTTTTCGTTCCATATCGCCGCTAATTACTAGCGCCGGTTCGTATGTTTCAGCTTTGCTCAAAAGTTGCCCCCACCAATGGTAAGGCCAGTAGGAACAAGAGTTGCTTCCCACTTATCTGCCGTGCTGTTGTAACTAAGTATGCTGCCTGTGGCAGATACAGTGCCCGCCGCTACGCTTTTGTTGAGTAAGGTATTGGCGCCTTCTGGCCCCTGTATCCCAATGGTAGTTACCTTCACTGCTTCATTGGTGACAACAACCGTCTTACTAGACATTTGTAACCTCCGCGCTTACCGTAAATTTGCCTTGGATTAGCCTGTCAACAAACCCGCCATTTCCACTGCCTGTAAAAATCTCAAGGTCGTAAAAATACGTGCCCGGCGTAAGTGCCGCCGTGTCTGTCGCGCTTATTAACAAGTCCACTTGGCCTGCACTGCCAGTACCGTTAACTGTCGCGCCGCCGTTAACAGATGTAAGCGATACAACGCTGTCAGCTTCCTTTGTAAGTGCATAACGCACATCCATTCGCGCCGAATAACCGGCTAAATGTACGGGAATAAGAGCGCCATTAGCATCGGTCTGCTTGTACTGGACTGACGTATTAAACGTGCTTCCTTGGTCGCAATCAAAATCATGTTCGCCGTAAGCCATTAAGTTCTCCGTACCATGGCCACACCACCGCCACGCACTGTGCCGTATGGTTTGATGATGGCCATTACGCTGCGGGGCAAAATTGGTGGCTGGTCGTACTTATCGACGCCTACCGTTAAGCTGCCTAGCTTTACTGACCCGAAGCCTTGGGTGTCTGGTTCTGCCGTGCGGTCTGCCACCGCTAAATAACGCGCTAGCTCAGCCGTTGCGTTCTTTAAAAATTTGGGGATGGTGTGATGGTCTAGGCTGTAACGGTCTTGGTCTGTAACGCCACTTCTTGGGAAGCGTAAATACTGCACCTTAGCCGTTGCATTGCTGCTAGATACGCTGCTTGCAAGGTTGTAGGTTGGCGAACCATGCCAGTTAACTTCCTCGTCCAACAGGCGTGTTGCCATTATTATGCTGCGCTGCTTATCGGCACTACCATACGTCACCCACTTGTTACCATGTGGATGCTCGTCATTATAGGTATCTGCCGCCGCTACCGTAGTGTAGGCGTTTGCATTGGCTATACCTGTGCCATCTTCAACAACAAACGTAACCGCCATGTGTGGCGCTCCTTAACTCTTACGCGAGCGACCTCGCTTAATCGGCTTTGGGGTTTCCAAAACTGCGCTTTCTTCAAGAGTTTCTGGTGCTTCCACCTGCGGAGTAGTCTCGATTTCATCTTGAATTTCGACTTTTGCAGATGGGGTTGCTACTTTGCTTTGAGCTTTTACAAGCCAGCCAGCGTCCAAAAACCTTTGTTTATCGTCCGGCTCGACAAGCGCAAAATCGCCGTCTTTCCAAACTTTAATCAGTTCTATATTTTCCATGCTCTACCTTCAGAAATGGCGGGGCGGCCTATTAAACCGCCCCGCACATGACTTTAACCAGCAATACGTGTCGCTAGTTCTGGACGGATGAGTTCCACACCCCAGAGGGCGTCTAACTCGTAAACCACCTGCTTGTACTGGCGGTAAACTTCCAATCGCATAGAAAGGCCGGTCTGTGGGTCAGTCATGGTCACGATCTGTGAGCCATAACCTTCACCAGCAGTTTCGCCGGCCAAAGGACGCATAGCCAACGCGAAAGCATCGCGGTGGAACGCTAGGTTGACGATGTGGCTTGCTTTAACAGCAATTGCCGCATTGTCTGCAACGTCAGCCGCAAGAGCGGGTGAGATCGTTACGGTTTGTGCGCCGCCAGAGGCAGCAGGTGCAGTTGCAACGGTGTAGGTTTGCGCATGGCCTGCAAAGGTAAGTATGTCACCTACCAAGAAGCCAGTGCTACCAGACAGTCCGTCAATTACTACAGATGATACGCCAGCAGAAAGTGCTCCGTTAACCAACGGAGTACCAGAGCCACCAGCAGTGTGCGTTAGCACTTGGTCATCAGTAAAGATGTCAAAGCCGAACTTGCGTCCGATTTCGCCGTCACGCTTTACACCGATGTCACCGCTTTCGTTAACGCGCTGAAAATCAGCCAATGCCAAAGCTTTAGCTTCAGCAGCAAAGTCTAGAACCATGCGTCTATTGTCGCGTGGTGCTCTTTGCTCGTTAAGAACTTGGCGGGCCGCTGTTGCAGCAGTTACATCACTGGAAAATGGTGTAGTACCACTGGTGCCAGCAAAACCATAAATGCCTTTGTACTTATTCAAGACTGACACGTTAATGTCATTAGCAAGTGCGCGCACTGCTTCTGAAATTTGCATTGGCATAAAGTGAGCGTTCTTATCAATTTCCACCAACTGCTTATCGTCTAGGTGAAAGTTGACTTTACGCCAGTTATTTAGCGCGATTTGCACCTTGCTTGGTGCGCTATCAGCAGGAGCCGCAAGGACGTTACTAGGTGTAACATCTGAAACGGTTAACGCTGAAGGAATTGGCACATCAATAGTGTCGCCTTTTTGCGAGGCTTCGCTGCTGTAGTCCATATTTACGATGCGAGGCATCACAGCTTGCTCACGTAGTGCTAAAAGCCCACGGGCAAGGATTTTGGGCAACACGTTTGTTAGTGTATTAGCCATGGTTCTTACTCCGAAATTAAAAAAAGGTTATGTTTTTTAACCATTCCCACCGGGGCTGGGCGCTACACTCTGTGAAGCTTATTAATCGCCAAGAACTACGCGGCCTTCCGCTATAGCTTCTAGGTTGTTGTTCAAGGCATCTTGGTCAAATCGGCTTAATCGCCTGCCTTGTGAACCCGCCCCGCCAGCAGCGCCGCTGCCTGTTGAGGACTTAAATAGGTGAGGTGCCACTTCCTGTAACCCCTCAAACCACTCGTCTACTGATAACGGGCTTGAACCCTTCTTATCGTAAGACGGCGTATCTCCTTCGTATGCAGCTATGCCGTTGGTGTCTGTGCGTCTCCAAATGGATTGTCCGCGTGCCAGCACATCTGCTAATGCTTCTGCCCGCACCCCGTTCTTTAGGGCTGCGTCTTTAAGCTGGTTTTCTACGATCATCGTGTTGAACTGACTTTCGTAGCCTTGCGCCTTCTCTTGCGCATCATGCGCTTCACGCGCCATCTTTTCAAACCGGCTTTCATAATCTGTTCGCAACCGCTCTGTGCGCTGCGATAAAAGCTCATCTAACTTGCCAGACTCAATAAGCTCGTTGTCCGCTAACTTTTGGCGCTCGACCTTAAGCTCTTGGTACTCGTTCAAGTCTACCGAACCAAAGGCGTCCTGCATCTTAGCAAGCTCTTTAGTTAGTTTTATATTATTACTACGGAACTCGTCAACTGTAGTTTTTGGCACTAGGCCATCTACTTGTAAAACGAACTCACCTTCCTGCTCAGTATAGAAGCTTTGTAGCTCTGATGGAACATCTTCGATACTTTTATACTTTTGTTTCAACGCCATATTTAACTTTTCCTGTAAAGTCTGCTCCGCAGACCGACCAACCGCCGGCCAGTTGGCTCTTTATATCGCCAATGGCACTATATGACAAGCTATTATTAATACTATTGTGTTATGTAGCCAATGGCCCTACAATAGCCCGCAGGCGCAGGCCAATGGTGGCCCGCCTATGTGTTTCTTGGAGGAAATAGGTTATGTGGATTTGTTTAAAAGATGCTTTTTTTAGCATAGTTGAAGATTATAACGACGCAGAGGCGCTTAGGGTTCGCTCTAGGTTTGCGGGCGATATTGAGAAGGTGTTTGGACTAGATAAAGGCGAAGTACACTATACCCCGCAAAACGACTATTGTTACCGGGTAAACTTAAGCAAAGCTGTGGTTGCTGATCGCATAGCCACGGAAGTGCTAGAGATAAACTACTTTAACTTTAAAAACGAAGCAGACAAGCTTGCCAAAACGGAGTCTGAACGCAATAGGGCCAAGGCTTACCACGCAGTATGGGGTTCGATGAATGACGCTGGCGATGCTGGTTGCTACAAGCTTGCAGCTATACCCCCCACACTTACAACGTGGTTAAG